ACCACTCTTTCTATTTGCTCATAGTCATTCCACTCACAGAAATCACCGTCCATCAAATCTTCTTTTTTTAAGTCTAAGTTATAATAGAATGTTTTGGTCTCTCCGTTTGTTAATGTATATGCCGAGACTGGTATGTTTGTGTTTGATTTTTCATTAGTTAAATTCCACCATGGGTTTGTAGTTTTTGATAAATTAAACTCCCACCCTTGTTTCAATCCAACTCCATTTTGTGGACTATTAAAATAACCTGAATAACCCTTATTAACTATTGTTAAATAAATTTCGGTTATTGGTCTTTGTTGATTGTCTTTTAATCCAGCAAAATCCAAATCATATTTTGATGTTACATTATAAGTATTACTACTGGTTTTTTGAGAAATTCTTGTAATGTTGTTTGGAGTTATTGAACTATATTCTAATTTCTTTTCTTCATTAAAAATATTTTTTTCAAACCCAGCTTTAACCATTTCAAGGTCTGTTAGATTCGTTAAAACTTTATTTTGTTTTACATAATATTTTGACTTAGTTTCAGTTAAGTTATCAGGATTAATAACTCTTTTAAACGTACCTGTTGTACCATTACTAAATGTTGTTCCTGTATATCCAATATTTAAAACATTAAAAACATAAACACCGCTATCAAATAACCCATTACCTATAGAGTATACTTGAAATATATTTGAGTTTCTATACGTTAAAGACAATTCAACATATTCACCTTCAGTTAATCCATGAGGTGCAATACAATTAAACGCAATAAGTCCATTACCATTTGATGTAGAATTTAATATTGAAAAAGGTATTCCATCTTTTGCCAACCAATTTACGGCATTTGTATTATTTGAATAATAAGTTAATTCTTTATTATAATTGTTTTCATATGGATATGTTAAATAGTACATCCAATTATAGGTATAAGCGCTTTTTGCTTTATATAAAAAATGTTGGTCTGAAATATCTGGTCTAAAAAAATCAAATTCATAATATTGTGGATATCCAGGCCATTTACCGTTACCACCATTTTGAGCACTTGATTTTGAATTCTCAGGACTTGTATAATAAAGATTATATTGAAAAGGTAAGTATCCTGTAGTTCCTGTATAAGTATTGGCGTATAGATAGGAGACTTTAAACGTTGGTCTAAAGATTGTACATCCTTGTCTTTCATCATCATATACTTGAGCCAAACTAATTGTCGAACTCCTATCATATTCAGTGATTTGTTGACTTTGTTCTTCAAGTGTTAATGAAATTTCCTCATTAACCGATGGAGCCCCTTTATATCTTAAGTTACTTGGAACTATTGTATACTTACTCATCTATTGAATATTTTGTTTTAAATCTGTCTAATGCCGATTCTCCTTTAACCACTCCAAAATAAAATTGGAATGGAGCTCCAACTAAAAATTTACTTGAAGTTTGTGGTGTTGAAGTGTATCGTCCTCCTACTGTTGGATAACTTGTTACGTTTCCATCTACACTATATATGTATCCTCTTGCGGTTAAGTCATTTGCAACTGATGTTCCATTTAAATAATATTTTGTATTTGTGGCTGCCCTATCTAAAGATTGATAATTATTTTGAATAATATCAGCCGTATCTGTCGCCCAATTATTATTTTGATTTCCAAATATAGTACTACTACCTGACGCAAATTTCCATTGATAAAATGGTGTTAGTTGTGACTTAACTCCATATGCAAATGGAAAATATCCATTATTATTTGTACCTCTAAAATCAATTCTGCCAGGAGTTAAATAATCTTTAGTTTGTAAATCTTGAGTTGTTGATGAATACCAAACAGCCATAATTGGGTCACTACTTGTACCTAAAATATTTGTTGCATTAATTTCTCCAGGTCTTATTTCATAATATTCAGGTGAAAAATTAACATTACCTATTTCAGAATTTATTGACATCAATTGTGCTAAATCACCGTCAATTCTTCTTTGAGGTCTTGAAAATAATTGATTAATAGAGTTATCACCTAAAGGAATTATTTGAGCTAAAAAACTTTCATCTGTAATTCTAGAAATAACAAATAAATTAATTAAATCTGAAGTATCGCCATAACTAGTTGAATCTATGTTAGGCATTATATATCCTTTGGTAGCTGGGTCAAAAGTTATTTCAGAATAAAAATAATCTTTCATACCCAAGTTAACAATTGTAGTTGGATACAATAAATTTAATACGTTAACTCCACCAGGGTTATTTGTTTTTTTACCTATAAATTTATTTGAAATATCATTCCAAGGACTACTTCTATAATAGAAATTATTGCTATCCATATTGAAATATGCAACAGCGTTGGCAAATCTAGGGTATTCAGGTTTATTTTTGCTATCATAATACGTATTAACTTGCAATGGAAATGCAAATAATGAACCATTAATCCAATTATTCATAAATGACTGAGATAAAACTCCTCGACATAATCCATAGAAAAATCTAAACCTAAATCCCCATTCTCCAAAGTTTCCAAGGTCTTTTTTCAAATCAGTTAATGGTCTTCTCATAAACATATAACACCCACCCTCAACCGCATCTGCGGTAGTACATGATTGGTTAATACTAAAATTATCACCAAAACCTTGGTAACAGTCTAATCCAACCATACTTTCACAATTAAAACTTTCTAATACTTTAATTGAGTTTGCTAACCCTTCTAAATCAGGAGTAACTGTTTGAGCTCCTGTTGAGAAAGCGGTTGAGGTGATATCGTCAGAATCAGTGTTAACTAAATAAAGATTAAAATTATTATTTTGCTGTAATAAAGATGGATTATTTGCAAATGAAGAGCCATCCAATCCATCAGAAGATGGCAATCTATCAGTCCTTAAAACATTCAATGTGTCATTATTTATTAACATTGTAGGATTAGTACTAAAGAATGTTTTTGTTGTGTAATAATAACCAAAGCTAGTTGTGTCAACTACAAAACTACCTATACCTGAATTACATGCCATTACCGCAGAACCTGATAAGTCTTCACTGTTATCGTATTTCACACTAGATGCGTTGACAACATAAAAGCCATTTGAAGATAACGAAAGTACTTTGTTACCATTGATTGTTGACTTAACAGGTAACGGACTTGTTGTTGCGTCTAATGAACCATAATAGGCGGTATTTGTTGTTGTAAATCCTGTAAATGATTGTCCTGCTATTGGTGATGTTGTAGTACCAGGTTTAAAGAAATAAGATTGATAGTACATATCAGTTTGATTATACGGTTGTACAGTCATACTAGATGTATCTACTTTTTGTATAGGTATATTAACTCTTGTTGATGCGGTTATTGTCCAATTTGAATCGAATTCAGTTGTTCCAAATAAATTACCCAAACAATATTCATTAACATATTTTGGAGAATATGGGTCAACTCCTCTTTGTAATATTAAAATATATTGTTCATTACCACTTTGAAAAAATTCATAAGCATTTAAAGTATTAGTACCATCTTGGAACCATGGTAAACCTGGAATTTTTTTCCATATAGTTGAGATAGAGGGCTCATTTAAAACATTACCAAAAGTTTGAGTTGCACCTGTATTCCATATTTTAGCAGCATCTGAAACAGTTATCGCAGTAATAACTTGATAATACTCTAAATCCGCAGGAAATCTATAATTTGTTTCCGAAGAACCATATGGTAAATTATATCTTACAGGTGTTAAAATATTTGAGGTTTGAGTTGTAGCGTATGACACATCAACATATGTTGCTCCACTACCATTATAAGTTTGTCCACTAATTCCTGTAACCAATGTCGCTGTCTCACCTGTTGTCAATCCAGTATAAAGATAATTAGTGTCAGTAGTCCCTGTTACATTAACAAAGGTTAATAAGTCTCCAGCCTGAAATTGTTCTTGACATAAAACAGTTATCGTATTGTCATAATGAAATTTACCTAAATTAGAATCTTTTGCAATTGTTACTTTAATTTTATTAATGTTGGAAAAATAACTATCTCTTTGATTAAAAATATTAATCCTTTCTCCAATAGGTAAACTAAATGAATTAACAAATCTACTTCCGTTACTAAGATTTAATGTTTGAGAAAGAGGTAATTTATATCTTGTTGTATCCATATTAGCAGACGCTAATGCTAAACCTGATAATGACTCAGAATACATTGTTGCCAATAATGACCCATTTTCAGTATCACCTGAAAAATACGTTGATACTAAGGAATCGTAATAAGAATCAGGTAATGATAACAAACTTAAAACACCTCCAGCGGCATTATTATTTGCAATACCCGTTGTTTTTAAATCTTGAGTACATTCACAAGCCTGACAATCAGGATAAGTTATCATTGGTAATCTTATAGTAAAATCTTTTTTGTCACAATATTTTTTATATTTTTTAAAAGGGAACCAATTAATAACTCCTCCAATACCAACACCTGAAAGCCAACATAAAAAATCAAGAACTAAATTGTACAAATATATTAAAATGTGTGCAAGTGTTAATAGGATTAACGCAATTGGTTGTATTACCGTAAAAATTATTGAAAATAGAAAAAATAAAAAATCAAAATTTTTAAACCCGTCATTAACAGGGAATTTATTTACACTACCTTCACAGTCTTGGTCATCAATTTCTTTAATACCAATAAATTTACCAGGAGCAACCCCTAAAAGCCCTCCTCCTTTTTTATATTGGTCAATTAATGACGATACGGTATAAACTCTATTATATTGAAATTCGTAAAACGTGTCTTCACAATCTATCACTTCATTAAGCCTATCTATTTTTTGTTGTCCACTAAATCCATTGGTATATCCGCTCCACGCAAGTCCAAAATAATAAGAACTTTGTTGTCTTTTACTATTTAAAGTTGTCGGAGTACCAAATGTTGTTGGGTCTGTAGTTGGTGTTGACCATCCGTATTCTTTAACATTTGGAACTAAATAATAAGGTCTTCTTGTTTGTAAAGTCAAATCGTTTGGTTGAGTCCATTTAACTTTAAAACGATATTTTGCCTTTGTTGGAATACCCACTGTTGGGTCATTAGATAAAACTTTTTCTCCAAATTCGTTAGTTATAAAATAATCTAAATTCATTGGTAGTTCTATAAGCCATGTCCCTGACCCATCAATAACATTACCTGATTGTTCTAAATCATATTGTTCTAAAACAGGATTACCTTCACTATCTTGTTGTATTGTTTGTCTTAATGCTAAGATTTGGCCAGGAGCTGTAGTTAACCCACATAGATTACCCATATCATCTCTTGGTCTACCATTTGCACGTAATCTGTAACTATCTGCCGTTGAAAACATTGAACCCATAAAAACTGATGTTGGTTGGATATCAACATTAGCATCATCTCTTAAATCAAAATCTAATCTACTAACTGCAATTTGGCAAATTGTTGGGTCTCCCCATAATGGAGAAATTTCGGCGTTTTTAGTTAAGCTAATAATTTGAGGTAATGAACTTAAATCAGTTGAAGTCCTAAATTTACTACCAGCAACTTGAGCTTCTGTTGCAAGACCCATTCTAATCAAATCCTGAGGTGTTAGAGAGAAGTCCCCTATATCTGATAGGTCAACATCCATAACAATAGTTTGTTCTCCTAATGGAGCCCCCATTATCATGTAATCACCACTCTCGTTAGTTTTGGCTGTGAACTTATAATAAGTGTCATAAATTTCAACGGCAGTTAATCCTGTTAGAACATCCAATCTTGTTGGGAGGGTTCCTGTTGCCGCGTGCTTTGAATAAGATTTTTCGTAAGGCAATAGATTATATCTATAACCATCATCATTTTTGTCTGTTGGTGATTTGTAAGGATATATACTTGAAATAAGTGGGTTAGATTCATCTACAGTTTTTATTGGGATAAAAACAGATACTCTCGCATTAGGTATACCAAATCCATTGTTTGCAGTAACCCTACCTACTAATACCCCATATTCCGAACAACTTCTTGTATAGATGTTGGACTGTTGTATTTTCAACGATAAGATTTCTAAAAACTCAAATTCTTGGTCTATTTGAACATTAATATTTTTATTAACACCAAGTTCGGTTTTAATACGATATGATTCAGCCATGTAATACCTTTAATTTATAAATAGTTTATGTGTTATTTTTAAAGTATAAACACACTCTTTTTAAATTATAAACTAAACGATTTGAGAATAAACCTATTAAGAGAAGGTAACCGATTGGAAGTTTTTAACCGAAATTCTGATGTCTTTATTTGGATAACGAATTTGATAAACTTGTGATGGTTGAGCAAAAATTGTATCGTCAACAGGTGCAATTTCTTTTGTTTCGGGATTTGAATATTGCATTGACGTTTCAGCCGATGAGTATTGTCCACCAACATTATTATAAACGTTAAGACCCGCAACAGTTAAAACACCATTTTGATTTTGGACAATACTTCTAATCTCAGATAGATAAACGTTTTGACCAAGTTGTCTTACTTGTGGATTAAAATATGTGGATATCTTATCAACAACATCAGAAATAATCTGTCCTGAATTTTGTGCAGAGTCTAATACAATTTGAACATCAACACTAAGGTCAATAACCTCAGCAGTTAATATTGAAATATAATCATTCATCATTCTATAGTTAGAAAGATATGTTGCAACGTTCTGTCTTAATGTATCAGATACAATACTTGTTAATTTACCTGATGTATCGTAAGATAATAACTGAATTAAAATTTTGTTGTTGTTTTCCGTAATTGAAACTTTTGCTGGAGCTCCAAACTCTGATGGCATATTTCTAATAATCGCTTCATAGTCTTGTACTGTAACCGCTCTCTTTTGTGCCGCAAAGTTAAATGAAACATAGTTTCTAATTTCCTCTAATGAAGGAATACCTGCTCCACCAATTGCTGCAGTTACGTTAGTACATCTTAATGAGTTAACTACTGAAGAGTTGGTTGACTCTGAAGGTCCATTAACATAAAATGAAACGGTTCCTATTTGAGTAATAACATTTGTACCTAAGTTTGTTGCCAATCCACCACCGACTCTATATTGAATAAATAATGTTGAATTAGGGACTAAGGCAGAACCTAATGAAAAGTTATTAGAATATCTTTGTAAGTCTAATGTTGTACCTAATGTTGTAAATTGATTTAATGCATCTTGAGCGGTGTTAGTTCCACCACCAAATGTCATCTTTTTAAATCCTTCAGAAGTGTACTCACTAATAAATCTATTTTGAGTTTGAATATATTTTCCAACTTTAATACCTGGCTGGTCTGATACTTTTGTAGGGTCTTCAATAAACACTCTATCTTCGGCTAATGCGTCAACTTGATACCACTTATTAGATGCTCCTAAGAATTCTGCCGCTGTTGGTAAGTTTGTATACTCTGTTCCACTTTTTAATAAAACACTAGTAATACCTAATACGTTCTTTTCAGGTAAGAATAATTCAAAAAATGGTCTAACATCATTTGGGCCAATAACTCTTTTAAACACTTTAGTAATACCATTAACAACAAGTTCTCTTTTTGTAATAGTATAGTTAATTAAAACGTTATTTGCATTAAAGTTAGGTATCTTTAATCTATTCGGGAATCCTTGGGCATTATACGGTGATGTAAAATCAATGTCATATATGTTTTCAAAAACTATTCCTGCTCCTGTTACTTGAGAACCTCTTGTAAGTGTTCCTAAGTATCTTTCATCTTCTTTGTCCCCGAACGCAGGTACTGTAATTGAAAAATCGACTAAAGATACTGAAGGTCTTTGACCTGGCAATTTTAAACCATAGGTTCTTGCAATGTTATAAATTGAAGACCTTTGTTGCGCATATTGAAGAACTGTTTCTTGAATACTTCTATCAATATGATAATGTAGGTTATCTGCAACCGCAGCATTCAAATCTAAGAATACTGAAAATACAGAAGCGTCATTAAAATCTTGAATTAATTCAGGATAATATGTTCTTACATAATTTAATAACTCAGTTCTTATTCCTTGATAGTCTCTGGTTGTATATGATATTTTACGATTTGCCATTTATATTAAATATTGATAATAACAAAATCACTCTGCGAATAAGTGTTTTTATCTGTTGAGTAGTCTATTTTAACTTTTGCCGTGTAATCCGAAGTTCCTTTTCCTGGAAATCTATATATTGGAGATTCAGTTGTTCCTAACGTGCTTTGACCTGTTGCAATATCAACTTCCTCTTGTGGGTCTGCAGGGGTGATTGTTATATTGTTTAACAATAGATTTGGCATAAAGTTTGCCACAGCATCTCTTATGTCAGATTCAATTGCGTCGAATGTAAGTCCATCAAACGGTTCAAATACAAATTCATATAATCTTGTTCCAAAAGTAGGTAAAAAATATCTTGAACCTTTTCTTGTTAACAAAAGATGAATTAAATCCGCTTTAATTTCTTGTGCTTCAAACTGAGTAAGTTGCAAATAATCTCCCCTACTAGAATCTCTAAAAGGGAAATTAAGACCATATGTTGTACCTTGAGCCATAACTATAAATATAATGTCCTGATTTTTCCTTATAAATAGATTAAAATAAATAATCCCGATGGTGGTCGGGATTATTTAATTACTTTAAGATGAACAACCGAAACATTCAATTTCGATTCCTTCAGGTTTTGGTGGTAAATTCATATCACTATAGTCCACTTTAGGAACCTCAACATTTGTTTTAGGTTTTTGTATTTTTGATACATCAACAGCCAAATGTTTAGCTCCTGTTGAAATCGCTTTAGTTCTAACATAATAACACAAAGTTTTCAAACCTTTCTCCCATGAGTGGAAGTGAGAAGATGTAATCTTAGACAATGTTGGATTTGCCATATAGATATTCATTGATTGTGATTGGTCAATGAATGGTGCTCTATCAGCCGCCATGTCAATTAATTCTCTTTGAGAAATCTCCCAAATAGTTTTGTACTTTGGAATTAGATGTTCGATTCTCTTAACTTTCTTGTTATAGTTTTTGTCTTCAGGGTCAAGATATTGATTGAAATTAATATTTTGAATTGAACCTTCGTTCATAATAATTTCATTTTTCAAGTCCTCACACCAAACACCAATTTTTTCAAAATCATTAATCAAATACTTGTTTACAATCATAATCTCACCACCAACAACTCTTCTGTTAAATAACGCTGAGTGAGCTGGTTCGGTCATTTCAAATGAACCTGTAATTTTAGCTGAAGATGCAACTGGCATCTGAGCGGTAAACAATGAATTACAAACTCCGTATTCTTTTACTTCTTCTTTTAACTTTTCCCAATTTAAAAATAAATCAGATTCATCTAATCCCCACATATCAAATTGGAAAATACCTTTTGACATTGGTGACCCTTTAAAGAATTTATATGGTTCTCTAATACCTTTCTTACACAAGTCATTACTTTCAGTAATTGCCGCAAAATAGATAGCTTCGAATATATTTTTGTTTAAAGACTTAGCCTCTTCTGATGTGAAGATATAATCCATTAGATAAAATACGTCAGCTAATCCTTGAGTTCCAATTGCGATTGCTCTTTGTTCAAGACCTCCTTTTAAACCTTTTTGAGTTGAGTAGTTATTCTTGTCAATAACATTATTTAAAGCTCTTACAGCTTTTCTAACTTCCTCAATTAATAATTTATAATCAAACTTACCATCAATAATAAAGTTTTTTAATACTATAGAAGATAATGTACAGATTGCTGTTGTCTCTTCATCAGTGTATTGATAAATCTCATTACATAAGTTTGATTGTTTAATCACGCCTATGTTTTGGTGGTTAGTTTTC